ATTTGAATTTCTTAGGTAATACTAAAGATGAAATATTTGTACAATCTGGTGTTAAAATACAAGAAGCATCCAAAGGTTCTTCTATATTAACAAAGTCAAATATAACAGCTTTAGAGATGTACAATAAATTTCCTAAATTAACATGTGTTGATAAATCTGTTAAAATGGATTTTTCTACGATTCTTAATAAACCATTTTTCTGTAACAATTATACGTGGGCTACAGGCATGCCCGCTTACTCTACTGTTGCTAATATTAACTTTCCTACAAATGCATTATCTGGTAGTTTAGCTACAGCTCCTTTTTATTTTTCTAGTTTGTGTCGTATTAGAGGATGTTTTAATTTGCAAGTTTCAGGAACGTCTATGCATCAAGGTTTGTTGCTAGCAGCTGCCGTACCCGCAGATCAGGTAGCTATAGGAATAAATCAGCTTTTATGCGCTCCACATGTGTTTTTAAATGCTAATGAGGCTACTCCTGTTTGTTTAGAAATGCCATATTATTCTCCTAGCAATTTAATCAAAACTAATAGTTATAATTGGGATGCATATTCAGCAGCGCGAGCTGATACATGTAAATTGGTTATAGCAGTTTTGAACCCATTAGCCACTACTGCCACTGGCAGCACTTCTTTGACCGTTTCTGTACACATTGAGTTAAAAGAGGCCGAATTTTATGTTCCTCGTGGATCAGATATTGCATGGACACAAGCGGGTAGATCTTTTACTAGTTCGTTATTATCGATTCCAACTAAAATATTTGACGGATTGACGCATGGTGCGAAGGTTATAACAGGAGATTTTATAGATACCTTAAGGTTAGGTCTTAGAGCTTTAACAGGTTTCCATAATCCTAATTCTACTACCATAGATCACAGAATGATAGTTGGCACGCGTAATTTTTTAAACAATGTGGACCAGCCAACTTTATTTGAAAAATTATCATCTCATGCGAAACATGATAGGGTTGCACAAGACTATTTATTTTGTACTAGTCAAGATGAGATGGATATGTTGCACATTTTACAAAAACCAGTGTTTTTAGGCACATTTAAAGTTTTATCTACAACAACAGCGGACACTAATTTATTCAATTACCCTATTTCTCCATATGTTGAAGTTAGTCCCTTACCATTTCAGTCTAATTTACGAACTTTTTATGAGTTATCTAAGTACTGGCGTGGTACCATTCGTATGCATATACAATCAGTTATGACGCCTTTTCATTTTTGCAAGTTGATAGTAGTTAAAGATTATTCATGTGATAAGCGTGCTTTGACTCAAACACCCGGTTTAAGTAATATGCACAATATGATGACTGAAACTATAGAATTTTCTGCCGGAGGTCAAATACACACTGTCGATTTGCCTTTTTGTGCTATAACGGAGCAATTAGAATGCACTAAGGATTTGGCAGTCAATGCTTTACAACACGGTATTGTTAGAATTTATTTGTTGCAACCTTTAACTAGCAATGCTAGTGTTCCTACCACCGTTAATTTTAACGTTTATTATTCGGTAGGAGATGATTTTCAATATTACGGTTATTCCCAAGATCCCGTTATTTAATTCGTAATTATCCTATAGCACCTACACCTACCGCTAAACCTATTGTCAAGAGGAAAGAAGAAGAAAGTAAGGACATACTTAGTAACACTGTTTCCAACGAGGTTAAAACACAATCAGGTGATAGTGCGGAAACGCTTACAGGTGTTAGTGATCAAATTGATGTTCTTAATGAGAAAGACAACGACATTAGAAGTGAC